GACGTGGTGCCCGGCGTCGATCACGGCCGGGACCAGCTCCTCGTCGCCGTCCATCACGGCCGGCTCAATGGTGATCGGCCCGATGTGATCGACCGAGTAGTCGGTGCTAAAGCCGTCTGGAATGCCGGCCACGGCGAGGGTCGCCTCGGCCATGGCGCGGGTCGGGAATCGAAGGCGGTAATCGTGCATCATGTGGTGATCGTTTGGAGGTTCGCGTCGGTCAGGGTGCCGCTGTAGAACTCGACCTTGCGGATCACGCAGTTGGCGTACTGCGAGAACGTCCCCGGCACGCCGCTGCTGTCCGTGGCCTCGGCACCGAGCGTCACGAAGTCGGTGTTGCCGATGGTCAGGTTGTTGGTGCCGCTCTGCACCGTGCCGCCGTTGATGCAGAACTTCGACGTGCTACCGTTCCAGTAGTGGACGGCCTTCTGCACCCCGGTGCCGATGGTGCCCGTGGAGGTGCTGCCCGATGACCAGAACGCCCGCGCCGCAGTCGTGCTGCTGGCTTCGATGCCGACCTGCGCGGTGGACGCATCGTCGGTGGACAGGATCGTCCCGGCCTGACCCGGCGGGTAGAAGTGCACGACGAGGGCACCGGGGCTGCCCCAGGACGTGATGTTGGAGTCCAGGACGTGAGCGAGGTCTGCGCTGCGGGTGACGGAGGTAGTTGTACTGGTGTTGACAATGTATGAGGTGACGTCGGCGCCATTTTCAATCATGGCACCCCACATGAGAATGTCGCACGAACTACCTGGACCACCAACGACAGTTCTTTGGTCAACACCAATCTCCACGGCACCCGAAGACGAAAGCGTTTCTTGATACGAATACCGCGTCCATGCCGTCGATGTGGTGACTGTCGTGACGCTGCTACTTCCTCCGAAGATTCTGCGAATACAAACCGATTGTCCCGAACTAGTCGCCTTGATCCATACTGAAAACGTGTATGTGCCTGCGGAAACGCTACCGCTTGAGCCTTTGTAGATGAATCCGCTAGATGTGATTTCTACGCGGGTTGCCTCGGTTTGATTGTTTGGCGCCGTCGCATAGTTGACTGTTCTTGTGGTCCCGCTGTTGTTGGTCAACGTCGCGTTCCAGTTGCTGGTGTCTCTGGCGTATTGAGTCCTGCTCTCTTCCACCAGCAGCCCGAGCCTGCTGCCGCTGCTGTTGTGGGTGAGGCGGGCGACGTCCGTGTTTGCCGAAGCGACGTAGCCGGAGGAGTCGATGAACGTGCCGCTGCTGGCGCGGGTGAGCGTGTAGCCCGATGGGGTGCCGCTGCTGAAGTCGAGGGACCACGCGGCGGTCGGAGTGCTCGCCTGCGATGTCGCGTTCGCCGTCGCGCTGGCGAGGCTGCCGGAATCGCAGTTGTAGGCGTACACGCGGTAGTAACGGGTCAACCCCGACGCCACCGTGTCCGTGTAGCTGTTCGTGCCGAGGTTGGTCGCGATCACGCTCCACGACCCGAGGCCGTCGATGGACCGCTCCACCTCGTAGTAGCTCGCCTGGTTGGGCGCGGCGGTGCTGTCGGCCGTCCAAGACAGAGAGATCGTGCCGACGCCGCCGGTCGCGGTCAGGCCGCCGGGCTGGTTGGGGGCGCCGGTGGCGAGGCATCCAGCCTTGGTGGTCAGCTGCGCCTTGCGCATGAACGAGCGGATCATGATTCGCCCTCCTCGGGGTTCCAGAACAGCCCGGCGCAGCGGACGGGGTTGGGGCGGTCGAAGAAGCAGATGGCCCGGCCGGATCGGTCCATGGCCACCCAGGCAACGGTCTTCGCCTCAAGGCTCGTCGTGCTGAATCCGGCGCCACTCCACTTGCTGCCGACCGGGCCGACGGTCACGGACGGATTCGTCGGGTCCATGCCGTCCAGGAACGTGGCGCTGTTGTGCCACTCCCGGAGGTTGTAGGCCGTCGTATAGGTGAAGCGCGTGTCGTTCTTGTCCGGCACGCCGGTGACACCGGTCGGGCTCTCCGGGAACCAGTGCTTGACGCTGTAGGTCCATCGGTAGGTGGCGCCGGCGATGACGGCCGCGCTCTGGAGGGTGATGAGCTCCTGGGAGATGGCCCTGCCCTGCACCATCTGGCCGTATGCCCACTCGATGGCCTCGCCGCGCGCCTGGACCGTCTCGGACGCCTGCTGCCATCCTCCGGTCACGAACCGGTTGGCCTTGCCGAAGAGCCCTTGGTTGAACCTCGGGGTGTGGAAGGTCATGGGATCCTGTTCGGGCCTGCCTTGGTGAACTGCACGGAGATCGGACCTGGCGTGCTCACGCTTCCGTACAGATTCGCGAACTCGGCCTTGTCCGGGTACGGCTGGAACCAGACCACCTTGTTGCTCTGCTGCTGAGCTTCGCCGGCCACGGTGGCACCGACAGCCAGGATGGGCGCGCCGTTCGGATACGCGACCGGCACCTGCTCGAGGTGGAACCAATCGTCAAACAAGAACGTCGCCGAGATCCTCCAGACCTCGCTGTCCAGGGTGGCGGTGATCCCGGTGCACAGCACGGATCCGGCAGCCCACCCAAGGAAGGACGTGCTGTTTCGCTTGTTGATGAAAGTCGTGAGGATCGTCGCCCAATCCGGATCGTCGGCCGAGACGGTCTGCGAGTCCGTCTTGGTGCGGTCCCTGATGTTCTCCACCACGACCTGCTGCTGGGCGACCTGGTAGCGGCGCGGGTTGCCGTTGATGTCCACCTTGGTCCCGCCCATGTCCGATGTCGGCGGGAACGTCACGTCACCGCTTGTCGGGAAGAACCCGCTTCCGCTGTTCTGGCGGTACATGGCGACCGTCCGTGAGCCGATCACGCGGGTCTGCTTGGCGTACTCGGCGCCCCATGTGTCCGTCGCGGACCACGGGAACTTCTCCGTCGTGTAGCGGGCGCGGACGATCCAGGTGTAGGTGCGCTCGCGCGCGGGCTCGACGGTGACGGATCGGCAGATCAGGTGCTTCAGCCATGCGTTGGCCACCTGGTTGACCGTATGAACTCCGGCCTCGAGCCGCTGCTGCGGACGCACCGGAAGGTTCGTTGCCAGCTGTCCATCGCCGGGGTAGGGGTCCGTCTGCTGTCCAGGCGTTGGCTCCCAAGCCGTGACCCACACGCGCTCGAGCGTCTGCTCGCTCCAGCGGTCGGCAAAGCTCCACACCCGGCTTTCGGCGCGCTCGATGGAAGTCCATGTGCCCATCAGTTGCCGCCCATCTTTCGGTCGATGGATTCGAGGATCCGGTTGTTGGCAGCCATGTTTGGGTCGTAGGGCATCCCCTGCGCGGAGCCTCGTCCTCCGTCAAGGTCCGAGCCGGTCATCCCGCCGAAATAGAACTGCGGGACTCCAAGGGCGCTTTCCATTGCCCCCAAGACGCTCGGTTGATTGACGGCAAGCGGATCGTTCCAATTGGCTACGAACTGGTCCTTTGCGGCCGTAAACGAGCTGGCGATCGCGGCAAAGAAGGTGTCCCAGGCAGCGGCGCCCGCGCCAATGTCGGTGCTCGCTGCGATGCGCGCCGCACGGTCGCGCATGGACTTCTCTTCGCGTTGCGCCATCGCAGCGGACGCCGGACCCATGGCCCGGCCGATCTGCGCGTCCGTCTGGAACTGCGCGCTCATGCGGCTGCTCTCGGCCGCTGCGCCCTCGCGTGAGTACTGGCGGCCGAGCTTGTCCAGCCTGTCCACGTGCTCGTTGATTGCGTTGATGATCCCGGACAGGGCGCTGAAGGCCGTCTGGATCGTGCTGATCCCGGCCATGATCCCGGTGGCCATGGCCGTGCTGCGGGCCGTGCGGTTCAGCTTGTCGAGCTCCCGGTTCGTGGCCGCAACCCCACGGGCGACGCCCTTGGAGTCCATGTCCACCTGGATGGATGCCTTTAGGGTCTTGTCAGCCATGTCGCACCCACTGGAAGAGCTGGTGCGGGCGCTTGCCGGTCAGGGCGCAGGCGATGACCACCAGCGCGTTTTCCATGCGCTCCTGGGTGGTCAGTTCCTTGGCGAGTCCTGCGGCCATGGTCATGCGTTGCTCGGGGCTTGCGATGCGCCAGAGCCTTCGCTCGGCGCGTCCGTAGGGCGTTGCCTGTTCACCTCCTCAAGCAGGCGCCCGGCGATGTCGGCGCGCAGCTGGCCGGCCTGCTCGGGATCCGCAAGCAGCGGGGAGCCGTCCTGGCAGGTGATGCAGGCCACCCACCAATACGGGTTGGTCGAAGCCTGCTGCACGTCCGCGAGCGTGGGTTCGCGGAACGTGAGCAGGCCGAGCTCGGGGATGTCAACCGAGCGGGTCCGGGCGGTGAACTTGGAAAGGTCGATTGGCATAGGTCAGGGCACGACCTGAGTTCCCTGCTCTTCCCACGACAGTTCCCAGGTTCCTGCACCAGTGCCGTCATCGGTGAACGATGCAGACGTGATGTGCACGAACATGGCCGGCTGGTTACTGCCGATACGTCCGTAAGTTCCTGGCAACACATTTGCTGCCGTGGCGGTGTTGTTGGCGGACACTTCCACATACTTCAGCGTCAGTTGTGCCGATATAGCAGCGCTCAGGTTGTGAGGGTGCAGGTGAGACATCAACGGCTTGTCGATGTTGGTGTCCTGCCTGAAGATGGTCAGAGAGCCGAAGCGGCGCATCCGTCCGGGCGTCCGCTGCTCCCAAAAGTCGGAGATCGTGGTTACGTCCAGCGAGGCCCGCTCCCAGTTCATCGTGACCGAGCGGACCTTCACGGTCACGCCGGTGCCCGAGGTGTCGTTGCCGCTAAAGGTCAGCGTGCCGCCGAAAGTTGGAATGAGTCCCATGGTCAGAGTCCTTGTAGGGTCAGGGTCAGGGTGCAGACGCGCTCGTCGCCTTCCGAGCCGTCGGCCTGCGATTCGGTGCGGAACGCGACGCTCGCGTCCGTGCAGACGATGTCTGCGGTGCTGGCCTGCTTCTCCACGCCGTTGAGCTGGGCGCAGATCTTGTCGGCCTCCTGGGCGACGGCGAGGGTGGTGTCGCCGTAGATGTTGACCTCGACGGTGACCATCCACAGGCCGGCATCGGCTCCAGGCATCGCGCGCGACGCCTGCGCGGCGCTGATCTCCCAGACGATGGCCGGGGTCTGCGTCGTGGGGCGGCGCATCCCGACGCTCACGGGGTTGGTCGTGGCCTGGTCGAGGTGGTACTGAACGGCCTTGCAGACCGTTTCGAGGCTCATGGGCGGCCTCCCAGCAGGCGCTTGGCCTCGGCGAGCGTCTCGTTGGCCACGGCGTTCGACGCCTTGGTCACCGTGCGCATCGCCCAGGTGAAGCTGCGGTAGGCGCCCTGGATGCGCTTGCCGGCAGCCTTGTGGCGGAAGCCGAGCTCGAGCAGGTGGTAGACGCGCTGGCGGCCCTTGGCGCGTGCCCCGCCCTTGCGGCCGTAGCGGACGCCGATCCGGCTGCGCAGGGGCGCCGTGGCCGTCCCGCCGAGCCGGCGGATGTCCAGCTGCGTGGCGGCGGCAATGGCCCGGCGGTGGGTTCCCTTGCCCCGGTAGCTCGCCGAACGCCACAGGGCGGCCATCTCCTTCGTGAGCGGCGCCAGCGCCTTGCGGGCGCCCTTCTTGCGCACGCGCTCGTTCAGGTTGGCCGGCAGGCGCTCCAGGGTCTTCCTGAGCTCCTTGCTGTCCACGGTGATCTTCAGGGCGGAGCTCACAGGACCACCTCCACGGCCTCGACCTCAAGGGTCCGCCGGCGCTGGTCCTTGTCCGTGCAGCTGCGCACGTTCAGGGTGCGCTGGGTGCCGTTGTCGGTCCACAGGAACCGGCTGCGCGTGGTGACCGAGGCCGTCCACGGGCAGAGGATGCGGTAGGAGGTCTGGATCGCCGGGCCGCCGTCATCCACCGTCTCGGTGGTGTCCATCTGCTCGATGTAGACGGGCAGCGCCGACAGGCCCGTGACGGTCGCCCACGTCTCGGTCGCCTGGCCGAGCGCGTCGGTCGATTGCGTCGGGTTCTGCACCGCCGCGACCAGCCGCATCATGCCGTGGGGGACGTGGGCCATCAGCCGATCCCCTTGCCCATCATGGCGCAGATGTTGTCCCAATAGTCGGTCTTCAGCGGCACGGTGTCATCCCCGCGCGCGGCGTTGAGCTGCGTGATGCGCTGCATCACCGCCATCTGGAGCAGCGGGTTCAGCGTGTTGTTGCCGGCGTAGACCGTCAGATGAAGCGGATAGGTCACCGTGACGCCTCCCATGTCGGCGTAGTGGATGCCGTTGATGAGCACCAGCTTCACCGACACGGTCGCGTTGGTGACGTCCTTGCACTCGCACAGGGTGACCGGCTGCCGCTCCAGGCGGACGAGCTTCGTGATGCCCGTCGGCTCGGACGCGACGTACTGCGTGCGCGTGACCGGGTCCAGGCACCAGCCGGTGCGCTCCTCGAGCTCGCGCACCGTCGCGTCGTAGGCGATCTGGAGGTACGCATCGTCGCCCGTGTGGTAGACGCGCGCCGCATCCTTGATCGTGGACAGCGTGATCGGCATTCGTCCTCCTGGACGCAGAGGGGGCGGGCGGGGAGAGTGCCCGCCCCCTTGCGCTTCCGGGGGTTTGCGTCAGGTCAGGGTGATCCGCAGCGCGGCGACCGCCTTCGGGCGGACCACCTTGCTGTTCACGAACACCATGCCCTGGAACTTCACGAGGCCGGGGGTGGTCACGTCATCCCGGAACATCGAGATGCCGCCCCACTCGCGGATGG